ATAATAATTCTAAGTATAAATAGATATGCCAGAGGTTATAACAAGAAAATTAAGCCCAGGAAAAAAATCTGCGTATAAAAATAACTGGAGAACCCGTCGTAATAAGCAAACCGGTCCTCGGCGCAATATATCTCCTTTACATCCAACCCATAAAGCAAAATCAAGTAAGGCCGCAAGCAAGCCCTGGAATTCTAATTCTAATAGTGACGGGCACCCGGATCATTAAGCCTAGCTAGTAAATTTGACTATAAAGTAATATGTGAGCTTAGTAAGCCCATATGTTACCTATACTACCTAATAAATGGGTCTACAATGAAAAGGTCCCATTCAATGAGAGTAATCTTGTAGAATTCAAGAGGGTTTCCATATTTACTGGTCTCTTTACTCTCAAGTCAATCCGAGGTTCTGGACTTCCTAAATATAAGGAAACTATTCACGCCTTTCTCAATGGTGCAGGAGGGTATCTAATTATGGGAATTCTAGATGATGGCACAATTGTAGGTGGGGAAAATCTAACTCCCGAATTCTTAGATAGATTTAACCTCTGGATTGATTCATGCTATGGAACCTTTACCTGTAAGGATGGAGGACCCATTGACCCATCTAAGATACAAATGAAAATTCATACGTTTCCAGTGGATTATGCCCCAACTAAGACCCATATCCTAGTAGTAGAAGTAATTAATAAGGGTGTCCCGCTTAATATTATGAATCGCTCTGGTGTAATTATATATAGGCTTAATGCCAGCAATTATAAGATGATTACTGAGCCCGTTTATAAGAAACGTGATGTCAAAGGAATGATTCAATCAATACAAGCGCATATGCAACAAATCATTGATGAGAAACACCGAGCTCTGGAAGATCTCCAGGAGAAACATCACGATGATATTAAGGCTGTTATAAGACGAGAAAGTAAGGTTACTCGTAGTTATGTTGAGAAAATAAGTGAGAGTCTGTATACAAAATACAAGATTGAGCAGGAGAACCAGGGTCTATGTGGAAAGATAATGCAATTTATCGGCCTTGCAATTAAATTCTAAGGAGTGAATTAGAAATTTTAATTTTTTGGTTTAGCTCTTTGTCTTTAAAATTTCCGCAGCAGGACAGAATTCATAAAATGGCTCCCTATCTTCCTTCTTCATATACCACGTATTGTGAGCCCCAAAACTTCGTTTGGAAAAAGAATCTTGTGTGCAGAAATTTGCCAGAACTTCTGCACTCTCTGGCTTATTCAGAGACTGTTCCACGCAATTTGAGTAAAAGACATCCTCTGGATAATCTGCAGCAATGCCAGGATATTTCCTAATACATTGTTTCTGAAAGGAATTCTTCCTAAAACTCAATCCACCAATCCCATAAAATGAATTTCCCTTAGAATAATCATTACCCCAAATATCTTTTTTATTACCAATTGCACCAGCATATGAACCGCATCCAATATAATCATATTTCATAAAATCTCTAATTTTAAACTGAGAAGCTGGACATAAAACAGAATCCGTCTGAAATACCAGTATATTCTCGGCCTTCACTTTATTCCAGAAATCTAGGCTCTTAAATAAGGCATTATATCCATCGCCATCTAGATTATCTGTTTCTAAAGGAACTAAATAAACCCTGCGCCCCCTTATATTTGCAGTAGCCTCTTTGGCATATGAAGCAGTGGCTGCAGATTTACCATGGAAGACATAAAGATCCCAACTCTTACACATATTTTTATCAAAATTCTCACATACATATTGCAAATACTTGTGCTTCCTCGGTTCCACTATGACCATAGCATTCTGCCCTAGAAGGCCGGAATAGTGTATCAGATAAAGTAAAATAATGATACTAACAGTTATAACTCCTAGTATAATTGTATTTTCTTCTAAGAAAAGCCATGATGCTGGCCATTGCATAGCTATCTACTTATTGCCCCCATAATCCACGCATAACCTTATTATATTGATCATGAGATTTCAAACCAAAGGTTGTATTTACTTCATCCGCTTTATCTACTGGTGCTAATTTAGCAGCCTTATCCTGTAAAGATTTTAAGATAGAACTTTCCTCAGGAGTGAGTGTAAGAGTCGGTTCTTTACTCTTTGTCTTACATGTTGCATTGTAAATGCCACCCTTTCCAAAAATACATAAACTGCTATTTTCATTAAATAAATAACCAACACATAAAATTACTATAAGGGAAAGCCACCCTGCTGTAATCAGATTTCTCGTAGCTAAGAAAAAGATCATAAAAATTATAATACGTCTGAACCATGGTTGATTTAAGTATTTTTCTTGCTCCTTTGTAACTTCAAAAGGGAGGAAACGTCCACCAATATTAAGCGCAAACATTGCAGTTGCAAGGGCGTAAGGAGAAGATGCGATTTTTGCCATTGTTGCTTCAAAAGGTCCACTAGGTGGAGGAACCGCTGGTGGAGGACCAGAGAAACTCATCTATATCCTTTTATCAATAAAAAATCAGAATAAGTGTCTTAGGAGATTTGTATCATATTAGCAATATACATTGAAACAGCCAAAGCTGTAAGAATACCAACACGCGGACACCATTCAGCCCCTAGCCATACACTAAATAAAAATACTATTCTCCACAATGGAGATTCCCAAAGTGCAACCATTGTTGACGGATATGCCATCCGGAGAGCAAGGCTTTCAAATACATTCCATCCTAGGAGCAAGAATATCATAAACATACGTAATGTGATATCCATAACTCCATGAGGTTCCAGCACTTTTGAACTTTCATCCATCTTACTTTATATATATGTTTCTATTTGTATTAAGGGAGATTCTACTTATATGAAGAAGATGAAGAGCGTTCATGTGGATTTGATTCAGTTGATAACGTTGATGAAGATGATCTTACATCACTGCCTTTTGATGCCGAAGTTGTAATACGATCGGAAGAAATTGCGACGGGGCTTTCACCTAGAACTCTTTCAATAAACCATCTGTGCGAATTTGAAATGATTTTGGTTGAACTATCCGTTCCGTCCGATGTATCACTAAATCCTTCAGACGAATCCTGCTTTTGTAGCCGTGCAAAAATAATGAGAGATACTACACCTGCTAAAAGTCCAGTAGACCAATCAGTGAGAATTGCAATTAGAAATGGTAAAATAAAGAATAATGATCTGCCTAGTATATTATCAAGGAAATCTAAAGACTTCCGGGGAGCAATTTCAATAAAGGAACCTAATATAACTAAGCCTGCAACAGATAATACAGTAAGTGGCCAATGAAGAACCGAGTGGGTATTTGTGGCCCATGAGAATAAACTCATATCAATATTATCGTCTGCAGTTAAATTATCTCTGCTTCCAGTTTGACTTTTAGCTACTGGCGATGAAGCATTGCTTCTAGTTTCACTAAATGCCCTTGGCGATGAAGCATTGCTTCTAGTTTCACTAAATGCCCTTGGTGATGAAGCATTGCTTATGACCCTTGGCGATGAAGCATTGCTTCTTGTTTCACTAAATGCCCTTGGAGAGGAAGCTTCGCTTAAAGCCTTTGGCGATGAAAGAGGGCTAGCCATTCTGTTAGAACCCAAAAGTTTTAATCAGATAAAAAGACATAGGTGGAACTTAGATGGAGTACGCCTCTATAGAGGATGCATTTCCACAATTAGAAAAGAAAGATAAACGTCGCCATAAGAAAAAGGAAGGATTTCAAGCATACGAATTACCTCCAACGGACCCAGATCGTCCGGCTGTAGAAAGAATGCCAGAAGTTCCACCAATCAATGCAGCGCCCAATGATGATGAATATGCAGATGAAAGAAGTAAGCAGTTAAAGAAATTTACCGTTAATAATTCACTACCTTCACCAACATCAATTGCTGCTTCTATAAAGCCAAGCTTCTTTGGAGCAGAACCATTTACTAACCCCAGTGAGGACACTATTGCATTATATAATCCTAATGTCACAAAGCAAAGCGGATATATGCTTGATGCAGACTTTACCAAGTCATTTGAAGAAAGTGGATTTGGAAAATCTGGAGGGAAACCGGTGCTTACCCCCGAACTCCGGCAACGCTGGAAGTCTCTATCATCAGATCGTATAGAGACTTCATTTACAAGTAATTCAGAGAAAAAAGAAGAACATATAAATGTTGATATGCAGGCAATGCGTTCAAAACTAGATACACTTATGGCACGCTTAGATGATCTAGAAAATAGAACAGAGAGTGTAAATCCACAGCTCGAAATGTTATCATTTATTATGACTGGACTATTCTTAATGTTTGCTCTTGATTTGACTGTGAAGAAATTAGCTCGCTAATTTCCAGGCCTTCGGTGAAGAAATTAGCTCGCCAATACAACTGAAACGCGCAAATTATCAATATATTATTGATAATTGCACAATAAATGCAGAATATATTCTTCATATCTTCCCAGAAACCTGAAACATATCCAGTAATTGATTCACATTATACCTGGTATCCAATTCATAATAAACTAACCTTCGAAGAATTCTCCGAACTCTGGCATAAGAAACAGCCATATGCAATTTATTCCTACGGTGACTTAACACAATGGAACTATCTTTCTCGCATTTTTAATGTCCGCAAGCGCTGGATCCATTTACATAGCTTGCCAACAGAATTAAATGTAATTTCAAACGTTTTCTCAAGTATCATGGGTCATCAATATGATTCTCATCATCCTCTTATTTCAGTTATCACGTCAACATTTCACAGCAAGGAAAAGATCTTAAGACCATGGAATAGCCTCCGATCACAAACTTACACAAATTGGGAATGGATTGTCTGGGATGATTCTAAGGATAATTTAACCTATGGCGATCTCCTTGAAATGAAGAAGAAAGATCTGAGAATGCGTGTATATAAGGCACCTGAACCTAATGGATCAATCGGTGAAATGAAGCGCCTGGCTGCAGGAGTATCCTATGGCGACTTCATCGTTGAATTAGATCACGATGATGAATTACATCCTGAACTATTCCAGTGGCTAATTGATGCATCAATGAAACATAAGGAGGCCGACTTTTTCTATTGTAATACTGCCGAATTATTTGAAGACACCCTAAAATCACATTCTTATGGAGATTATTTCGCCTACGGATATGGATCAAATATAAATATATGGTCAGAAAAATATAATCAATGGATAACACAAATTGACAATGGTCCGCAAAATGCAGTTACCCTTAGACACCTAATAGGTCTACCAAATCATATAAGAGTCTGGAGAACTACCTTTTATGATAAGATTGGAAAACATAATCCGAGGCTTTCTGTTTCAGATGATTATGATTTACTAATACGAAGTTATATTCACGGAAAATGGTGCCATATCAGAAAATGTGGATATTATCAATATAGAAATGCGGATGGTAATTTTACCTTTATTCGTAATAGCCTTATACAACATAACGTCAAATATCTCTATGAACACTATAAATCGCAGCTTCCACAGATTCCAGAAAGTCACAAAATTCAACCATTCTGGAAAAGCGATGATGGGGACTATCCAGTAAGACATTTAACCTATGATCCAGAACCACATGAGTATTCAATTATAATGCTTGATGCTACCAGGGAGAAGATTGAAGCTATACTAAATCTTGGCGTTTCATTCCATATTTACATTGTAGGTCCCTGTCCTGACATACCAATTGAATGGAGAAAAAAGGTGAGTTGGTGGTGCCTTGGCACAGAAGATAAGGATGAAAAGATTCGCTATATTAAGCGCAGCATTGCAACCGGCGCCACTGTGCTAACCGAGGATGAACTAGATAATATAAAAGTAGATACAAATCTCTCACAATTAAAACAAATCCACTCAAAACTAAGGCTGAAGCATGGAACATTTAATGACGAATTTCCAGAACAATTAATGGCTGTAAAATATTTAACAGGAAATGAGAAAGTTCTAGAATTAGGAGGTAATATTGGAAGAAACAGTCTAATTATTGCATATATTCTTGCACAAAGGGGTAGCAATTCCTTAGTGACATTAGAGTGTGATGATGATATTTCAGAAAAATTAAAAGAAAATCGTGAGATTAATGGTATGGACTTTTATATAGAAAATTCAGCCCTTTCACAAAGAAAACTAATTCAGAAAGGATGGAATACAATTGTTAGTGATACAGTATTAGAGGGTTATAAAAGTGTAAATACAATTACATTAAGTGAATTAATGGAAAAATATAAGATAGTATTTGATACACTTATTATAGATTGCGAAGGTGCATTTTATTATATTTTAAAAGATATGCCTGATATATTAAATAATATTAAACTTATTATAACCGAGAATGATTACCGCGATATTAATCACAAGAATTATATCGATACTATTCTCAAGGAAAATAATTTCTATGTAGACTATTTTGAAAAAGGTAGCAAAGAAGCACAGGACTTAAAATTTCCATGTTACTTAAATTTCTACGAAGTCTGGAAAAGAAATTAAGCACGGCTAACGCTTCATATATTTTTAACTAAATATATGAAATTCTTTATAAGGGTTTCACAAAAATTATATTTGTGCTCTAAATTGATCTAATGAACTCCCATTGTAAATCCTTACAAATCTTTTCCCAAATCTTATCCTGTGCATAGAGCTTATCACGATTTTTCAGTAAAGGAAAACAGTGTAAGAAATCATCCAGCTCCAGAAGTTCGCACAACTTATAAAGCACATAGGAGTAAGACAAGAAATTAGAGCGCTCTGCTGGACAGTGCTTCTGAAATGATGGCTGGATTTCCTTAAAGAGATAACGCAACTTCTCCTCAGTCTCTCTACCCATAACTGGTGCAGTGTGACCATTGAGTCTACTCAAAATGTGTGGAACATGTTCATAGAAAGAATTATACTTAAGCTTCTTCAGAATCTCGCGTATCTTACTACGATTAAGCGATGATGCTTGTAAGCGCTCCTTCTTAATTTGCTCCTGAATGTGATCAAATACTTCCTCAGGTATTTCCGTGCTTTCCTTCGCCTGAAATTGTGCCAGCCACTCATTAAAATGATTAATGCGCTTATAGGCATAATAAGATACCTCGCGAGGAGGATCCTTGTAAGATGGCTTATCTGAATCCATCAAGATAAGCTTATGAAATCCACAGTGCGGGCAGGAGACCGTTGCATCATTAATG